ATGGTGAGCTCACGGCGGATGTAGCCGCCTGGCCTGTGCGCGAGCCTACGACCTGCCCGTCCTGCCTTATCTGCGGCGGCAGGGGGATGCTCGACGACATCCCCTGCTGGCGGTGTGGGGGTAGGGAGGTGGCGTGCACTGAGATGGGGCCAAATGCGCCCTTGGCGCTGGCGAATGAAGGGAAAGGAGAAAAGGAACATGGGAAGTGAACTGGCAATCATGAACGATTTCAACCTGGCCATCGTGGCCGCCGACTCCACCCCGGCTGAGCTGGTGGAGACGCTGCAGGAAACCCTAGGGGGCCGCCTGCGCCCCTACGATTTGCAGCGCATCGTCTGGCCCAGCGGCAAGACCACTAGCTGGGAGATCCCCACGGTAGGCGGGGATACCGCCCCGGCTAAGGAGATCGTGGCGGTGCCGATTCTGACCACGGTCAGCCGGCAATTCTGGGAGCGGAAGTCGGTGGGGCCAGATACTACCCCGCCGGTGTGCAAATCCGACGACGGCGAACGCGGCGAGCCCACCGAGCGCGCGCGGGAACTGGGCGCAACGGGCGATTGCCGCTCCTGCCCCCTGGCCCAGTGGGGGGCGAATAACACGCCCCCCGCCTGCAAGGAACGGCGGGAGCTTTTTCTACTGATGGAAGGGCAGTATTTCCCGATGGTGCTCTCGGTTCCGCCCTCGAGCGTCAAGGTTTGGAAGGATTTCGTGAAGCCGCTGAGCCTGCAGGGCATCGCCCCTTGGGGGACCGTAGTGCGGCTCAAGCTGACCACCGCCACCAACCCTAACGGGGATCCCTACGCGCTGCTCAAGCTCGAGCTGGTGGGCAAGCTACCGCCGGAGCACCGCGAGCGCTTGCGGCAATACCGCGAGGCGCTCACCGCGACCTTCCGGGCAGGATTGGAGGCCACACGGCTGGAGAGAAATAATCCGGCGCTCGTCGTCTCCACCACGCCCAGCGCCGCTGCGCCCGTGGTCACCACCGAGCCGAAACGGCCCGAGTTCAACGAACTCGGGGAAGAGATGCCCCTCGAGGAGTAACCTCATGAGCCCCTTCGAGTACGCCGAGCATTACACCCGCCTGGGGTTTGCCCTGGTGCCCATTGAGCCGGGGTCGAAGGGGCCGCGGGGCTGGGGCTGGCAAAAACGGGGCGTGGCTGCCCACTACTGGCGGGTGCGCCCCGAGATGGGCATGGGGTTGATTCACGGGCTCTCGGGCACTGTTGCGCTGGATGTAGATCATCCCGAATGGGCGGCGCTAGCTCTCGCGGTGGAGGGGATAGATTTAGGAGCCCTTGAGGCCACCGCCCACTTCCGCATCCAGGGGAAGAAGGGGGCCAAGCCCATCTATTTGCTGCCCGAGGGGGTAACCCTCGGGCGCAAACCGCTGGCCTGGCCCCACCCCACGGAGCGGCTCGAGAACGGGCGGCCCCGGCTGGTCGCGCTGTTCGAGCTACGCTCGTCCTCGACCCAGGACGTGCTGCCGCCCTCGCTCCATCCCGAGACCGGACGGCCCTATGAGTGGCTGCCCCGACTGCCCGAGGCTAGAGAAGAGCTCGAGCCTTTGCCATCGCCGCTGCTCGCCCTCTGGCAGGACTGGGAGAGAGTCAAAGCCCGGATGAAGGCGGCCTGCCCCTGGGCCGCCCCCGAGCCTGAGCCGCAGCGCCCGGCCCACCTGCGGCGTTGGGAGGGTGACCCCCAGCAGTCGGTGATCGCGGCGTTCAACCGGGCCTACCGTGTCGAGGAGATTTTAGAACGCAACGGCTACCGGCGGGTGGGTTTGCGCTACGTCTGCCCCTCGAGCTCCACCCGCCTGCCGGGCGTCAGCATTTTGGGCGATCGCGTCTATTCCCACCACGGCTCCGACCCCCTGGCCGACGAACACGCCCACGACGCCTTCGACGTGTACCGAATCCTCGAACACGGCGGCGACTGGCGGGCGGCGGTACGAGGCGCTGCGAAGCTGCTCGGCATGGTGCATGAGGGTGCGCGCTGGGTGGAGCCGGTGGATGTGGTGGCGCCAGAAAAGTGCGAACGCCGCCAACGTCAGGACTATAAGGGTTTGGGGATCGCTCGTCGAAAGGCGGTGATTCCATGACCGAGTTCTCAGACGTGGCTGCCATAACTTTCATCAACCCTGAGAAACGGGAGGCCACTCTTGAACGCCTGAGGCAGCTATTTGGGATCAACCTTCAGCGAGTAGTCAAGTGGGCCACCGAACCTCCCACCTATTCGGTCTTTATCGATGATCGAGAGGTAGCACTAGGCAATGTCGATGGGCTGCTAAACCAGACCCGCTTTCGCCGAGCGATCCTCTCGGTGGCGGATCGACTGCCCAAGCTGGTGCACAAAGACTACTGGGACTCCACCGTAAATATGATGCTTGACGCAATGGAGATAGTGCCGGTGGCGCTCACCTCGCAATTGGAGGACTACCAGCGCTGGCTGGAAATGTACCTGGCCAAACACCCCGTCACCGATGAGGCTAGGGGAGGGGACGATTGGGACCGGGCTTTAGAACTATTGCGTCCGGTATGCAATGCGATGGGGGTATGGATTCATACTCCTGCTTTCCAAATATTCCTTTGGGAGAGCCAACGGGAAAACATCAGCCACCGGGAGATTGCGAAGCACATAAAAGCTTTTGGCGGGAGCGCCAAGCAGCTGCGGGGTAAAAAAAATCGCAACTTACGCCCCACTTACTACCTCCTCCCGCCGATGCTGACCCCCGACTACTTAATACCAGAGGAGCTAATGCTATGAGAAACCCCATGAATTGGCCTAAATGGCCTAAGTACCTATGCGAGATTTTAGTACAAGTTCTAAGCCGTCCAGGACGAAAGAAAAGGTGGTTTGTACTAACTGGCCTAAGAAATCACACACGAAATGCAAAAGTTCTTAGGCCAGTTAGTACAAGGGGGGTTTTTACCGTCCAGGACGTTATAAAGTTTGTACTAAGAAGCTCGAAAACTTGTTAGTCCATTTAGGACAAAGGCGCAAAGCGCAAAGCGCAAGGTGAGGAGCTATGGATAACGAGTATCGGCTAATCGGGGTACCAGGGGCCGGGAAGACCACCACCCTCAAACGCCGGATCGAGAAGCTAGTAAGCGAAGAAGGCTATGACCCGTCCGATATCATTACCACCAGTTTCAGCCGGGCGGGCGCACGCGAGATCGCCGGGCAGGTAGACCTGCCTGAGGAAAACTGCGCGACGCTCCACAGCTTCTGCTTCCGGGCGCTGGGGTTGAAAAAGGAGCAGGTGGCTGACGGGAACGAGGCCAACCTCAAAAACTGGGCCCAGGTTGCGCCGCAGTACGCCCTTAGCGGCAAAGGCGGTGAAGCTGCGCTCGAGGTGCAACCGGTGGGGAGCACCGGCAAGACGCTGGGCGACCACCTGATGGCAGAGTACCAGTGGAATCGAGCCCGCCTGATCCCCCGCGAAGCGTGGTCCAAGAGCGTCCGTGACTTCGCTCAGACTTGGGAAGACTTCAAAGATCAGAATGGCCTGATTGACTTTACCGACATGATCGAGATGTGCGAGGGCTCCATGCTGCCCCGCTGCGCCTGGCTGTTCGTGGATGAGGCCCAGGACATGAGCCCCCTCGAGCTGCGCCTGGTGCGGGACTGGGGACGTTACGTAGAGCGTTACATCCTGGCCGGGGACCCCAATCAGGCCATCTACCACTTCAAGGGGGCTGACGGGGAAGGATTCTACAATCCGCCCATCCCCCCCGAGCGTACTCACATACTCAAGCGGTCCTGGCGACTGCCCCCGCAGGTGGTCAAGGAAGCGCTGTATTGGCAAACGTATCCTACGCCCATTCAGCCGAACGAAGGCGACGGCCTTGTAATTCGTACGGGCGAGAGCCTGCGCCGCCCCGACTACAGCTTACGGGCGCTAGAAAAGGTGCTCGAGACGGAAGAAACCGTGATGTTCCTGGCCTCGGCAGGATACTTGCTAGGGCCTCTAATCGCCGAACTCAAGCGGCGTAGCCTTCCCTTCCACAACCCATACCAGATCACCCAGGGGATGTGGAACCCGCTGCGTCGAGAAACTTTGGGGGCGCTGGAAGAGGTGCTCGAGAGGCGGGTTCGACTCGGGGTGGTGTGGAAGCTAGTACGCCACCTTCCCGCCCATCAAGTGTTTCATCGCAACCGCAAGGGAATGCTAGAGAAAGAAGCCAAGGCTAAGGGGGGGCCGATCACGAGCGCGGAGGTGTTGAGCGAGTACTTACTGCCCCACGCAGTGGACGCATTGCTCAGCGGCGACCCTTGGGCCCTGGTGAATTTGCTGTACCTGGGGGGAGACGACACCCGCAGTCTACGTTACGCCCTCGAGGTCATCGCCCGACACGGGTTAGAAGCGGCCCGCAACCCGCGCATCGTAGTGGGGACTATCCATTCGGTGAAGGGCGGTGAAGCGGATCAGGTCTTTTTGTGGCCGGATCTTTCCCCAGCAGCAAGCAAAGCCTGGCACGCGTCTGAACAGGACCGGGCAGCAACTCAGCGGGCGATCTACGTGGGCATGACGCGTGCGCGCAAGGCCTTGTATCTGGGCCGATATACCGAGCTCGGTGTGGATTGGTGGAGAGATGCCCCACGCCTGGTTACAGAAGAGGAGGAAGACGATGTCATCGTCATTTGACGTAAGCAGTTTGCTAGACCGGGCCCGCGCTGCGGGGTGCGAAATCACGGTGGCGGGGAACGGGACAATCAACATCAAGCCCGCCAAGAATCTACCCTCCGAGCTGCGTTCTGAGATCGCTCAGCACAAGTTCGCTGTGCTGCAAAGGCTTTACGCTACCCACTACCGCGCTTATTACTGGCTCGACCAGGAGCCCCATCAGCGCGAGCTGCTGTATGAAGCCCGGCGGATGGGAGCCGCCGTGACGTTGAAGACGCTGGACGGCGAGACCTCCGAACTGGCGACGAAAGGGGCAGTGGGAGCGTACGTGCGGCCCGGAACCCTGGGGATCCCCGAGGCCCTGGTGCCGGCCCTCGAGGCCGCCGGCTTCGAGCGCGTGGAATACCCCGAGCACTGGTGCTGGGCGACGAGCTGGCATCAAGCGGTGAGCGATTTGGTCGAGCAGTGGCGCGCCGCCCCCCGCCCGGCGGAGCAGCTAGTCGTCTGGCTAGCCACCGACGTCGCGGACGCGGTGACCCTCCGGGGGCTGGAGCCCTGGGAGGACGTGGCGAAAACCTACGCGGGCATTGAGCGCAACCTGCCCACTTACGGGCGTGAACGGGCGCTCAGACCGGTGCTGCGTCGGTGGCTTGAGGCTAACGCGCAGCGAGACCAATTGCGGGCCCAGGGCCGCTGGCTGGTGCCCCAGCAGGCGGATTACTCTGGGTTGATCCTCACGCCCGAAGCCGAGGCGGTGCGCTCACAATGCGAGCGCTGGGCCTGGCTGGTGGTGGCAACGGAGCGGCTGGCAGGTCACTGGCCGTGGATCGATCCGACGGGATGGGTGGAGGTGCTCGAGGAGTTGGCGCAGGAGGTGGCGGTGTGAAAGAATCCGTCCTGCAGGCCAAACTGATGGCGCGCTGCCGCAAGGCCGAGGCCCACAACCCCGACTTCTTCTGGGTCTACTCCTACCCCGCCGGGCTCACGCTGGGCTACCAGCGCGACGCGGGTGGGCGGGTCTACAGCCCGCAGGCCATGAAGGCGAAAGCGATGGGGCTCAAGCGCGGGCTGCCCGACATCATTCTTGATTTAGCGAAGAACGGCTACCGCAAGGGGTGGATCGAGCTCAAACACCCTGGAAAGCGCCCGACTCGTGAGCAGCGAGAGATGCACGAGGCGCTCAGGGCCAAAGGGGACTGGGTAGGGGTGGCGGACGACCTCGAGGAGGCTTGGCAGATGGTGTGCGGATACCTGGGAGCCCCGCTGGATTGCTGGAAGGCGGCAGAGTTGCCGGAGGTGCGGGAGTGGGAAGAG